CTACAAATAAAACCACTCTTTCAGGAATAAATAATGAAGGTTTTATAAAAATTGTAGATAATACACCAACCTCTGCAAATAATTCTTATAGATTGTCATTTTATAAAAAAGTAGAATAAATATTTTTATTATGAGCAACGTTTTTGATAGCGGTGCTGCGGTTTGCGAAGAATTCGCAAGACATACTTTTTGTGACAAAGACCATAAATCAATGATTGTTAATGTGAGTAATGAATGGGTTGATAAGCTTATAAATAGAATGATTAAGCTGGGGTTTAATGTAATAACTAAAATAGAAATGGATCAGACTACTACAGTGGTGTTTTGTCTTGCCAAAATAAAGGCTTGATAATATTACTCGTTATAGTATAATAAGTTGGTGATAGAATTTAATAAGGAAAAGCATGCTTATACAAATGTACACACTGGCATTAGCTATTCATCCGTAACGTCTATAATTAATTCTTTCAAAGAACCTTTTGATGTTGAAAAATTTTCAAGAATAGTAGCTAAGCGCGAAGGCGTATCTCAACAGGAGATAAAAGATAAATGGAAAAACATTAAGTCAACCGCCTGTGTATATGGTACTGATTCTCATAAAAAAGTTGAAACGTATGTAAAGTCTGGCGGGACAGAATATAGCGATGATGAGATGGTAACCAAATTTATTACTTCGTCTAATCTAGACATAGCAAAGACTAAGAGCGAAACTATAGTTTTCAATAATGAATATAGAATCGCGGGTACCGCAGATTTTATAATTGATAATGGTAAAACTTTTGATGTGTATGATTTAAAAACAAATAAAAACTTTAGAGTATCGAGCAAGTATAATAAATTCCTTTACGCTCCTTTATCACATTTAAGTGAATGTGAATATAATGTTTATTCTTTACAAGTAAGCACTTATGCTTATTTATATAGTAATATGACAGGCAAAAATGTGGGCTCGTTACATATATTTTGGTTAAACAGAGAAAACAATGAATTTGTACGGTTTGATACACCCTACCTATATACTGATGTAAAAAATATGTTGAATTCATTTAAAGATAGAGGCTTCACTTTAAAATAAATAATAACATGTTAAGACATAGGGTTAAAGAGGTTAGCAAGAATAATAAAGATCTTTTAGATAAAGCAAATTATATTGAAGATGAAGCTTTACTGAGACATTACTGTAAGATGAGAAATATTAATTATGAGGATTATATAAAGTCTATTAAAGAACAAGAATCTAAAGAAAAAAACGTTTAATATAGATTTTTTGTTAATAAGTAATTTATTATATGGCTACAGATAATTCTGGTGGTTTCGGCAGACAGCTCTACAAGTTCATGAGTAACAAGCTGCCGTACTCTTCTTATAGCATATTAGATAAGTTTGAACAAATAAATCCAAAATTTAAAGTTTTTCATGACCAGGGAACTTCGCGACAAGAAGCTCTACAACGCCAAAGTATTTCATCTTCTTTAGGGTACCCCGACGGGCCAGACGCAGTAGCAAACGTAATGCGTGAATCTCAATTCTATCAGTACATGTATGCAAATGTACAAACTGATAAACCAAAGAGAATGATGGATTATAGAATTATGGCAGCATTTGCTGAAGTTGCGGATGCATTAGATGAAATTTGCGATGAATGTATTAACAAGGATGATAAGGGTGAAATTGTAAAATTAAATTTTAACAAACCTGAGGATATAGAAGAGAATATAAAGGAAACTCTCTCACAAGAGTTTGAGAGATATGTTGGTTACTACAATCTTGATTTAAATGGTTGGGAATATTTTAGAAGGATGTTAGTTGAAGCTGAGATATATTTTGAGCATATTATTCATAAATCATACCCCGAAGAAGGTATTCTTGGGGTTGTTACAATGCCAACAGAACTTGTTGATCCTATTTTTTCCAATGTACAAAATATGATAGTCAAAGGATTCTTATTACGCAAACCAATAATGGATCCAGTCAACCCTCTTAAGATAAAGGAATTTAAAATGATACCTCTAGATAAAAATCAGGTATCATATATTAACTCAGGAATTTGGAATGAAAATAAAACTATAAGACTTCCGTTCATTGAAAATGCGCGCCGTGCTTACAGACAGCTTTCACTTATTGAAGATTCAATAGTAATTTATAGGTTAGTTAGAGCACCAGAGCGATTAATTTTCAACGTTGATGTAGGTAATATGTCGCCTCCTAAAGCAGAGGCTTATATTCGTAAATTAATGAATAATTATTGGTCAAAAAGAACGTTTGACTTGGATCAAAATGCAACGGTACAGAAATTTAACCCACAGTCAATGCTTGATAGTTTTTGGTTTGCAAAAAGAGCAGGTAGCGAAGGCACTTCTGTAACTTCCCTACCTGCAGGTCAAAATTTAGGTGAACTAACTGACCTGATGTATTTTGTAAAAAAATTATACAAAGCATTAAAAGTTCCAACAACAAGATTAAACCCAGAAGATACGTATCAAGGTGGGGAGAATATTTTAAGAGAAGAATTAAAGTTTGCTAAATTTATAGTGAGGTTGCAGCAAAGATTTGCAGCAGGGTTAAAGAACGGGTTTGTTACACATTTAAAATTAAAAGGGTTGTGGGACAAATATAAATTAAAAGATACAACTATAGATTTAAATTTTAATCCTCCTTCTAATTTCTATGAATTAAGAGAACAACAAAAATTAGAATTGAAAGTCAAGACATTTAATGATTTCTCTGCTAATGATAGTGTATCTAAAACTTATGCGCAAAAGAGATATCTTGGGTGGACTGAGAAAGAGATTATGGCTAATAGAGAGTTTCTTAGAAAAGATAAAGAATTTGCTTGGGAGCTCGCACAAATTGAGGGAAGCGGGCCTGCATGGCAGAAAGCATTGGCTGGTGGAGCACAACCTGCTTCACCAGGAGGTGGCGAAACAGGCGGTGGCGGAGTAGGTGCCGCCCCGCCTGCTTTCGGTCCAGGCACTGCAACTGTAGCAGGCGGCGAATCACCGGCAGGTGCTGAAACTGCACCCGCGGGTGGTGGTGGTGAAGCTGCAGGCTCAACTGGTGCGGCTGCAGCTCCAGCAGCATAAATAATTAGATGACATGTACAGAAGTAACGCCAGTAACAGCGTTTATAAGTACTAATCTTAATAGTAAAATTGATAATTTTAACAGATTAGCACAAAGAATTTCCAGAGCTTTAGGTGCTCCTCTTATAAACCTCGAGGTACACCAAGATCAAATTTATGAGAATATTTCCATAGCTTGTGAAATGTTTACAAAATTTGCAGGTTATACTGAAGAAATACTAATTTTTGATTCTAATTTATATGAAGATAGAGTAGGTGTTCGATTAGATCAACTATTCTCTATAACACCATATTTTAATAGAATTAATATACCAGACTCACAAGTATTTGTTACCAATATGTATGTCGGTAGTAGTAATTTTGCTTCTTCTACAACATTAAGTTCAACTTACGTGAACGGTTTATTTCAAAATCAAATTTTAAATCAAACCAAGTATGCAGAAATCACTGCATATAATGTAGCTCTTTCTTCTAATTTTACACCTTCAAATGCAAATACACAAAAAATAGTTAATAGCTTTGACTATGATATTATGGATTATAGGAAGGTTATTGAAATTATTGATTTTGAAGAAGGATCATCAAACGGTGTTAATACTTTGTTTACTATTGAACAAACTTTAGCACAGCAAACATATTTTAGTTATGCGATGGGTAATTATGGTTTTGACTTAATAAGCTGGGTAATACTTAAAAATTGGCTAGATACAAGAGAGAAAGTATTAGCTCAAAAAAGATATATTTTATTTGACGATCGTACGCAAATGTTAACAATGTTTCCTCCGCCCCGTACCCCCAGTTCCGGGAGTAGATTTTACGGTGTGTTGCCTTGTTATGTAGAAAGACCGTTAAGAGATATTATAAAAGAACCTTGGGTCTATCAATATGCTCTTGCTCTTACTAAAATAAATATTGGTCAAGTTCGTGGGAAATATAATAATATGAATCTTTTAGGAGGCGGTACTCTTAATTTTAATGATATGTTAGCGCAAGGGTTAGAAGAAAAAAAGAATTTAGAGGACAAACTTTATACAGGTGCACCTGGATTAGGTGATGTTGCGCCTCCTCAGTTTTTCCTAGGTTAATATGTTCGTAAAAAGCGAAAAATATAATCAAGGTATATATAAACCAATTAATTCTAAAAAATATAAAGGCTCTACATATCCTGTATATAGATCAGGTTACGAGCTTAAATTTTTTAAATGGTGTGATATTACTGAAAGAGTAGTAGAGTGGGGCAGCGAGAATTATGTTATACCCTATATAAATCCTTTAGACGGCAAAATGCATCGATATTTTGTAGATAACTATGTTAAGCTAAAAATATCAGAAAATATGTACGAAAAATATTTAATTGAAATTAAGCCTTTTAAACAAACCTTAAAACCCACTAAAGGTAATAAGAAAAGCACAACGTATATATATGAGGCACAAACATTTGTGCAAAATCAGGCTAAATGGCAAGCTGCTAAATCATACTGTGATAAGAAAGGATTGAAGTTTTTAATACTAACCGAGAACGAGCTTAACATTAAATAATTTGGTGAAGGAAAGAGCTTTTAGCTTTGAAATCAAAGATTTAATGACACAGTTTGTGGCAGCTTTTGATGATGTTATAATAAGAAGATTTAACTCTGAAAGACAAGCACAAGAAGATGTTCAAGTAAGATATTTATTTAGCCCAAAGCAACGAGTTTTATATGATATTGCTAATCAATCTCAAAATTTAACTCTTCCTGTTGTTGCTATTTCCATTACAAGTATATCAAGAGATAATGAAAGGGTTTTTAATAAAATTGCAGGTTTTTATACTAGTAAAAAAATAGAAGAAAATCAAAGTAGCCCTAACTCTTCATATTTGAGATCTCCAGTACCTGTTAATATAGGGGTTAACATGTCTATAATTACAAAATTTCAAAGTGATATGGATCAAATATTATCTAATTTTGTTCCTTATAATGACCCTTACATAGTAATAAGCTGGAAAGTTCCAGATGCTGCTAAGCTATCTATTCCTCAAGAAATAAGATCTGAAGTTTTATGGAGCGGAGATATAAACTTACAGTACCCCACCGATATAACTAATAATGATAAATATAGAGTTATTGGTGATACTTCTTTTACTATTAAAGGCTGGTTATTTAAAGACCTTACAAACTCTGAAGTAAAAAATATATTTGAAATTAATAACAATTTTAATCTTACAAACAATATTAATTCGTTACAAAGTTTTATAGATTCAATAAGTTCTTTTGCTGCGGAGTAATAAATGAAGTCAAGAGCTTATAGTTTTGAAATAAAAAACTTAATTACTCAATTTGTTGCTGCGTTTGACAATGTAGTTATTAAAAGATTTAATGAAAAAAAAGAACCGCAAGAGCAAGTACAAGTAAGATATTTATACAGCCCTAATAAGCAAAGAGTTTTATATGATATTGCTAACCAATCTCAAAATTTAACTTTACCCGCAGTAGCTGTAAGTATTGAAAGTGTTGAAAGAGATAATACAAGGTCATTTAACAAGATAGCGGGGTTTTTTTTAGATAAAAGTAAAGATGAAAATAAAAGTAATGAAAAATCATTATATTTGAAATCTCCAGTTCCTGTAAACATAAAAGTTAATTTATCAATAATTGCAAAATATGTAAGTGATTTTGAGCAAATAGTTTCCAATTTTGTTCCATATAATGACCCGTATATAATTTTAAGTTGGAAAGTTCCTGAAAGCAGCGGTCTTTCATTAACTGAAATAAGGTCTGAAGTTTTATGGGATGGAGATATTAAAATAGATTACCCCACAGATATAGATGCAAGAAAAAAATACAAAATTACTGGCGATACAACGTTTATAATAAAAGGGTGGTTATTTAAAGAATTTAACAATAATAATATTTCTAATATTTTTTATGTTGATAATAATTTTATTACAGTTGCTTCTCTGCCTCTACCCACACCATCTAAAACTCCTGACAATACACCGACACCATCACCTACCGCTATAACACCAACACCAACACCTTCTTTTACCGCTACGCCGCCTTCAACACCTACTAATACTCCTACAAACACTAATACACCTACTAATACTCCTACAAACACTAATACACCTACTAATACCCCTACAAACACTAATACACCTACTAATACTCCTACAAACACTAATACACCTACCAACACACCAACAAATACATCCACACCTACTAATACCCCTACAAACACTAATACACCTACACAAACAAATACCAACACACCAACAAATACATCCACACCTACTAATACCCCTACAAACACTAATACACCTACACAAACAAATACCAACACACCAACAAATACATCCACACCTACTAATACCCCAACGTCAACACATACAAATACACCCACTCAGACTACAACACCAACTAAAACCGTGACACCT